CTATATCTTCATATACCAATCTCCCTTACGTATCTGAGGCTGTATATTTAGGAAAAATTTTAAAATGATGGCAATGGATGACGTATATGACCCAATAATGCCTATGACTGAGGCTCAAGACTTATTGAATAATTTACTTGACCAAGTTCAATTAACTGGCGGTAGAGATGAATATTTAAATTTAATTAGAAAAATTGAATCAGATAACGATAGAACTGCAGTATCTTCTAGTGGAGCAAAAGGTGTTTATCAATTTAAAGATAGTGAAGCTAAAGTAGATGCTGTAAAAACAGCAAAACAAAGAGCATTGAATTTAGGTTTTGATAAAGGTACAATTAATTTAATGCCTAATGACCCAACGCAATTTACAGATGATGAAGCAGACATTCTTATGTTAGCAAATATGTTTGCACAAAGAAAAGGCAAGCCAGGATTTGTTGATAATTTATTAGTTGATGCATTTTCAGGTGATAGAAAGTCAATGCAAGATGCGTATTACATGCTACATCATACAAGTAAAACTGACCCTGGTACACAATCAAGAGTAGAAAGCATAATACCTTTGACAGGTTTATTAGAACAATATGATTATTAATGAAAGAGAGATGAGCAATGGATAAATGGGCATCGGCGATTCCTGTAACAGACGCAAGAGATAGAGCAAAGTTTGCTAAAGGTGGCAAAGCTGAATCACAGCGCTCATTAGACCAATGGACAGGTGAAGAGTGGGATAATGTATCAGGTAAGAAAGGCGACAGATATTTACCTAAAAAAGTACGAGAAGGTATGACATCAGGGCAAAAAGCTGCTGAAAACAGAAAAAAACGACAAGCCACTAAATCAGGTAAACAAGTAGCAAAATATTCAGATTCATTAAAAAAATCAATGAGAAGTAAAGGTGTGTACAAAGAAGGTGGTAAAACACCAGCATGGCAACGCAAAGAAGGCAAAGACCCAAAAGGCGGTTTAAATCGTAAAGGCGTTGCATCATATAGACGAGCAAATCCAGGCTCTAAACTTCAAACAGCTGTAACAACCAAACCATCAAAACTTAAGAAAGGTAGCAAAGCTGCAAAACGTAGAAAATCGTTTTGTGCTAGAATGAAAGGTATGCGTAAACGTCAAAAGCCTAGTAACAATACAGGTAAAGACAGATTATCGCTTTCATTAAAAAAATGGAATTGTTAAATGGCTAATTTAAACCTCAACGGTGATGTATCTCAAAATGAAAAGATTCTTGAGATGGCATTCAAAGACCTTATAGTATTCGGCAAACTATTCTCTCCACAAGACTTTTTAGCTTCGGCAACACCACAATTTCATGAACAAGTAGGCAGACTGCTCCTTAACAGGGATATACAACAATTGGCTCTTGTTATGCCTCGTGACCACGCAAAGTCAACCTTAGCAGCATGCGCTGTCTTGCACAGGTTTTTATTTGCGCAAAAAGATAGCCCAGAATTTATCGCTTGGGTTGGCGAGGCACAAGACCAGGCTATTGACAACCTTAACTGGATAGCCACTCATATATATGAAAATCCTGCAATCCATTACTATTTCGGCGATTTACAAGGAGATAAGTGGACAAAGACCGAAATTGTATTGCGAAATAATTGTAGAATGATTGCAAAGGGTGCATCGCAAAGATTGCGTGGTAAAAAGCAATTATCTACAAGATACACAGGAATTATACTTGATGACTTTGAATCAGAGCTAAATACTAAAACACCAGAGTCTAGGTTGCAAATAAAGAACTGGGTAACTGCTGCAGTATATCCTGCGATAGATTTTGATAAAGGTGGATTTTTATGGTGTAATGGCACAATAGTACATTATGATTCATTTTTAAATGGACTTGTTAAAAACTACAATGCAGCAATGAAAACAGGTGAAGAGTATTCATGGACTGTAGAAACGCACAAAGCAATTAAAGAAGATGGTACACCGCTATGGCCTTCACGTTGGCCGCTTAAAAAAATTAATGAACGTAAACAATTTTATATAGATTCTGGTACTCCTGCTAAATTTTATCAAGAATACATGAATCAAGCAAAATCTCCAGAAGACCAGGTATTTGGAGAGGATGATATTACATCAAGCTTTTATCAGGGTAATATTAAATTTGATGAAAGTGCTAACTCTTGGTATTTAAAATTTGAAGATGGAAGGATGGAGTATGTCAATATATACATGGGTGTTGACCCAGCTTCGACACTTGGGTCTAGGAATGATTATAGTGTTATTATGGTTGTTGGTGTTACTGCAGAATACGATTATTATGTTATTGAATATTGGAGAAAAAGAGTATTACCAATGGAGTGTGCCGACCAGATATTTAAGATTGCAGAACGATATGAGCCAATTAAAAGAATAAACATTGAAACTATATCATATCAAGAGATGTTGCGTGATTATGTGCAGAAACGAAGCAAGAAAGAAGGAAAGTTTTTACCTGGCATTGAAATGGGTATTAAAGGCTATGGTCAACAAAAAAAGAAAGATAGATTGTTTGAAGGACTTCAACCTATGTTTAAAGCAGGCGCAGTACACTTAAAAAAAGATATGCATGAATTTATAGGAGAGTTATTAGATTTTCCAAAAGGTAGCCATGATGATACAATTGATGCATTTTGGTTGTCAACTCAATATGCAAAAGGTAATAAAAAAGCAGGTAAAAAGAAAACAATTAGTCAAAAAACAGGAAAAACAAGAAAAAGATATAATTGGATAACTGGTTCACGTATTTGATTATATATAATTTATTCTTATATTACACACTATGATAAAAGCGGACAAAAAGGCAATACAGATAAGAGAATTATGGAAACGATGGAGTAATGCTCGTAAAGATTGGGAAGACCATGCAAGAGAAGATATAGACTTTTATTTAGGCAATCATTTTAGTGAAGCAGAATCTTCAGAGCTTGAATCAAGAAATCAATCCAGCTTACCGCTTGACAGACTTTATTCTGCTATAGAACAGTTTAAAGCTATTATAACATCTAAACCACCTAAGTTTACAGCAATGCCACGTGAAGATTCTGATAGTGATTTAGCTAATGTATGGAAAACTATATTAGAATATATATGGAATATATCTGATGGTAATGAAACATTCAAACAAGCTATTCATGACTATGCCGTAACAGGTCTTGGATATTTTTATGCATACGTAGATAGAGAAGCTGATTATGGTAGAGGAGAAGTAAAGTTTACATACGTTGACCCTTTTAGAGTTTGCGTAGACCCAAATGCAAGAAGTAGATATTTTGATGATTCTACAGGTATGATGTTATCAACAATATTTACAAAGTATCAATTATTAGATTTATATCCACAATTATCAGAAGTTAATGAAGAAAATGGTAAAATGCTAATAGATGAGATTGAAGGATACTATGAGGATGAAACATTTCCTGATGCACAAAATACTAGAACAAAAGGTTCATTTACTCCTGATGTAGTCAAAGATTATGATTATGGTGAAGGTAGTGAAAAATATCAACTTATTGAAAGTTTTAGTAAAACAAAAGTACCTTATTATAGAATTATGGATATGCAATCACAACAAGAACGTATTCTTGACACAAAGAATATGGAAATGTTTTTGCAAAACAAAGAAATTGCAAATGCAGTACAAAAAGGACAAATAGATATTGTTGAAGTATTGCAAACAAGAATTAAACTTACATCTACTTTAGGTCAAACGATATTATACGAAAGAATATTAAATACAGATAAATATCCAATAGTACCTGTTCCAAACATTTGGACTAATACACCATATCCAATGAGCGATGTAAGAAAAAATAAAGATTTTCAAAGATTTTTAAATAAAACAATGTCATTGATAACATCGCATGCACAAGCATCATCAGGTTTAAAATTACTTATACCACAAGGAAGTGTTGACGATATAGAAGAACTAGAACGTGATTGGGCAAATCCAAATGCAACAATAGAATATGACCCATCGTTTGGTGAACCACACTTTCCATCACCACAACCTTTATCAAATTCTATAATGCAACTACCTGGACTAGTTGAAAAATATATAGATTTAAATATGGGTATATTTGAAATGCAACAAGGTAATTCAGAAGCTGCACCTAGAACTTCATCTGCAACTATGATGATGGAAGATTTTGGACAAAGAAGAAGTAAGTCAAAGCTTAGAGATGTTGAAGGTAGCTTAAGAAGGCTAGGTCAAGTTATATACAATTTAGCAAAAGAACATTATACATTTAAAAAAGTATTTAGAATAGTACAACCAAATAATGACATGTCAGAGTACATGGTTAATTTTTATAATGATAAATCACAAGCAATCGGAGAAATGATGAATGATTTATCTATTGGTCAATATGACATAAATATAATAGGTAACTCAACTATGCCATCAAATAAATGGGGTGAATGGTCAATATACATGGAAGCATATCAAGCTGGACTTATAGATAGAACAGAAGCATTAATGAAAACAGAAATATTTGATAAAGAAGGTGTATTACAAAGGATTGATATTGTACAGCAATTACAAGCACAACTACAAGGTGCGCAAGAACAAATTAAGAAATTAGCTGGTGACCTACAAACTGCAGACAGAGAGTCTATAGCAGCAAGACAAAGAACAGAAGTAGAGAAATTTAAAGGTAGGTTAAAACAAGTAGAATTGGATGATAAATCTGCAAAGAAAATGCAGGTTGATAAACTAACAAACGCAGTCAAACTCGAAGTTGAGAAATCACGTTTACGTGGTCAATCTCGTGAGAAACAAGAGAAATTGCAAGCCAAAGGAGGCAAATAATGGATAACGCATTTGAAAATGAAAATCTTGGTAATCAAGGTCAAATCAACGATAATGTAGGGCAAGATGAAAGTAAAACACAGAATACAGAAACTTCAAACGATTGGGAATCTCAAGCTAAGTATTTTCAATCAGAAAAAGATAAACTGCATTCTGAAAATCAAAAACTAAAACAATACGAAAAAGTTGGAAAATTGTTGGAATCACGACCAGATATTGTACAAACTATATCAGGAATGGTCCAAGGTGGTCAACCAGCGCAATCTGAACGAATTGCTTTAGATAAAGATGAGTTTGACCCATGGGAAGCCTATAATGACCCAGCATCTAAATCGTATAAGTTCAGACAACAAGAGTTACAAGACTCTATTAATAATGCAGTACAAACACAAGTAGCTGGTGTACAAAAAGAAGTAGGTATGACTAAACTTCAAACAGAACTTGCTGCAAAAGGATTAACACCTGAAGAAATTACTTCATTTGTTGATTTTGCTAGCAAAAACCCAGCAGAGTATGGTGTTGATGGTGCAATTAATATGTGGAGAGCAGTAACTCAAGAACCAGCAAAAGATGAAAATGGCAACCCACTTGATGTAGTTCGTCAAAATCAAGCAGTTCCTCAGCAGGCAGGTATATTATCTGGTGAGCAACCTGTAAGAAAAAGTGATGATGATGCAGTATGGGAAGGCATCTTAAAAGCTGGGAGTCGAGCTAACGTATTGTAAATAAATTAATTATTAACTAAGGAGAATAAAATGTCAGAGAAATTTAACTCTGGACAAGTAAAGTTTGGAACTCCTGGTTCCCAGACAGCCTTAACATTAAATAATCAAAGTAGAAGATTATTTGATTTTAGTGATAGGATTGCTGAATTAGCCCCAGAAGAGTCTCCATTTTTTGTTTATTTGTCAAAAGTAGCAAAAGTTCCAACATCGGATAGTCAGTTCCGATTCTTGGAAGATAGAACGAAAGTTCATATGACTGATAGAAGCTTTTTGCTTAAAGGTGCAACAACTATGGTTGCAGAAGGAAGCAATATGGATATTGTATTAGATACATCAGGTGGTGCATCTGTTGATTTTTTACTTCCAGGTATGGTTTTAGCAATTGGAGATGTTGATGGCAATTCTGTCCCAACAACTGCAAATGTTAGAGTAAATACTGTAAGTAGTACATCTACAGAAACAACTTGCAATATTACAGCAATATCTCATGTTGGTGCTTCTTCAACATTAGCTTTAGCAGACAACTCAAAATGTACTGTTATAGGTACTTCATTTGAGCAAGGTTCTGGTTCACCAGATGTTTTTTCACAAGAGCTTGACCATGATACTGGTTTTACTCAAATATTCAAAACTGCTTGTGAGATGACAAATACTGCAAGAGCAACTATCTACAGAGGTTATGCAGATGAGTTCCAAAGAATTTGGAATCTTAAATTAAGAGAACACAAAGTAGACATTGAAAGAGCAATGTTATTTGGACAAAAAGGTACATCAGGTGGTATTCAATACACAGATGGTATCGTTGGTTCAACAATTAGAAATGGCTATGCTAATGTAGTAAATGATGGAAGTCAATTATCATATAATATTGATAAACCATACTATAAATCTAATACAGCATCCGAGTTAACATATGATGATTTACTATCTGATTTTGAAGTAATCTTCGACCCTGCAAGGGGTGGAGGAAGAGCTAAGTTAGCTTTAGCTTCAAGACCAGTAATATCTCACTTTAACAAACTTGGTTCAGGTGGATTTATAAGTGGTTCTATGACAGATGGCGACCAAAGATATAACTTCCCAGCATCGCAAGGCGCTTTTGGACATTTAGTAACTAAAGTACAAACTATTCATGGTGATGTATCTATGGTTGCTGAATCTTTATTTAGAGGCTTTGCTTCTGGATTTATGATGATGGTTGACTTAGACCATGTTGCTTACAGACCGCTTGTAGGTAATGGTTTAAATCGTGACACTTCAATAACAACTAATGTGCAACAGGCTGATGAAGATTTAAGAAAAGATATGATTCTAACAGAAGCAGGTCTTGAAGTAACTCTTCCTGAAACTCATGCACTTATTAATTTGGAGGGTGTGTAAGATGAGAAGTGATGTATTAAATTCAAATAGTAGTAAATATGCACTAAGCAACGATGATAGCGTTTTTAAATACACAAGCCATAGAGCAACAATAACTGTAGCTAATGGTGCAACCACAGGAAAAGAAAGCGCAATTGCTATGCCTTCTAATTTTGTTCCAGTGGCTGTAGCTTTAACTGTCGTTACCGCTTCAACAAATGCTGTAAATTTTGTTGATATTGGTTCAGATGCAGATACAGATGGTTATGTTGATGGTTCTTCTATAGCAGTTAACTCAACAGGATTTAAAGGAGTTATTCCTTGTAATGGTGTTTTAGCAGTTGGTAATCCAACAGCTGGAGCAGTTATAGGAGCAGCTGATGAAGTTGAATGTGTAATAAGTGGAGACCCAGGTAGCGATACAGTTCTTCAGTTTGATATCATTGGAATAGAATGCACTCTTTAAACCGAATCAATAAGGTTTAATAGTTTTGTAGAACTATGGGAGCTATCAATAAAAGGTGGCTCCCGAATCTACTAAAAATTTAATTTTAACATAGGAGAAAATAATGGCAGCATATGGTGATACAAATACAAAAGTAAGAACTTTTATTCACGATGCTTCAGCTGCAGAACAAGATGCTAGCGTAGGTGTTTTAGCAAGAGATGTACAAGATTATATTGCTGGATTGGATGATGGTAACAATACTATAATATCAGTAAGTCATTGTTCTTTAGGTGGAGACAGAATTTTAACAATGGTCGTTTCAGGACCTTATCATATACCAGCAAGTTAATAATGGCTAAGAAAAGCACAGTTAATAAAGCAGGAAACTATACAAAGCCTGGAATGCGTAAACGTATATTTAATAGAATAAAAGCTGGTGGCAAGGGTGGTAATCCTGGTCAGTGGAGCGCACGTAAAGCACAAATGCTTGCAAAGGCTTATAAAGCAGCAGGCGGTGGCTACAAAGAAGAAGGTGGAAAAATAATGCCTAAATATAAAAAAGGTGGTGGTACTTTTAAACCACACATGATGTATAAAGGTGACAAGGCTGTTAAAGCAAATACATATCAAGACCATTTATCACTTAAGAAAAAAGGATATGGTCATACAAAGAAAAAAGAGTTAGGCGGAATGTTAAAAGGTCCATCTCATGCAGAAGGTGGTATCCCTATTGAAGTTGAAGGTGGGGAGTATATAATTAAAATGAAAATGGTAAATTACCAGGTAATATGGATTATGATTTTCCAACAACTGATGCAAGAGATAGGAGTAAAAAATAATGCCAGGAGTTAAAAATAAAATGACAGGTAAAACTGTAGCTGAAATGTCTTATGATGACAAAGGTATGGAAGCAGCAAATAAAATGGCTGCAAATGACCCAAACTTAATAGTTACAGATGGAAGAATGAGAAGTGAACAAATGTATGCAGGTGGTGGCAAGACTGGATATAATAAAATAGGAATGGAAAAACCTAAAATGATGCATGGCGGCAAAATGAAAGAAATGGGTCATGGCGGCAAAATGAAAAAAATGGGCCATGGTGGAATGATGAAAAAATATGAAGAAGGCGGCAAAGCATTAAAAAAAGTTGATTCATCTAAAAATCCAGGTTTATCAAAATTACCAAAAAAAGTAAGAAATAAAATGGGTTACATGGAACATGGTGGTAAAGCTAAAATGTCAAAAATGATGTATGGTGGTAAAATGAAAAAGAAAATGGCACATGGTGGTAAAACAGGTATGGATGCAAATATGTATATGAAGCATGGTGGTAAAGCAGGCGCAAAGAAAAATAAATGAGAACGTATTATTGCACATGCGGAAGTAAAGTAGAATGCGTATCTGATAAGTTACCTAAATGTAGTTGTGGTAAAGTATTTGGTATATCTGCTAAAGTATCTGACCATATTAATATGAGGACTACTTGGAGCGGACAAACTAAAGTTGAGTTCACACAAACAACAGTTGATAAAGATATTGCATCTTGGAGTAAAAGATAATGGCATTAGACTTTGCAGCAAGAATACATGCATTAACAGGATATGATGCAGATAGTACATCTGATACAATAACTGATGATGATTTTGATGAGGCTACAGCTCAATTTATGACTGATGCAGTAAAAGAAGTTATTAACTTGTTGCCTGTTCAATTAAAAATGAAATGTGCAACAACTACTACATTAAATGATTCTACAACAACTATGGACTTAGATACCGCAGGAGATATTTTATTTGTAACTAGATTGTCAGCAAATTCAGGTGGTTTTCATATACCTTGCAGAGAAGTACCATCACCGTATGGTGGATTAACAACAGACCCATCTAGTATATATTTTGCTAGCACAACAGACCCTGTATTTTATATTGATGGAAATACATCTGGTTCTGATGGCAAATCAGCTACTTTATATGTAAAGCCAACACCAGAATCAACACAAGTAGCAAATATACATCATGTCGAATATCCAATATTTACAGCAGCAGATACAGAAACGTATGATGTTTCTCAAAAAAATATTATGGCTAATTTTCCAGAAGAAGCAGAACCTTTAGTAGTATTAAGAGCTGCGATATCAGCGGCACAATATTTACTAGCATCAGAAGAAGACCCAGAGCTTTATATACCAATGATATCATCTCTAAAAGCACAATATCAAGAAGGAGTACAAGGTTTACTTTCAGGCAATATTGCACCACAGCAACAAGGAGAAAGATAATGACAGTAAAAAATATAATTGACCAAATAGAACAAATATTTGGAAGGCAGCCAGAAAAATACATGTTGCAAATTATTAATGATGCTTTGATTGAAATAAGTGGTGAAGCTAGGCATTATACAAGAACATCAAAAACAGATTTAACATCATTTCAAAGATGGTATGAACTTGAAAATAAAATGATTGATATTATAAAAGTAGAAATTAAAGATACAAATGATAGGTATGTTAGAATACCAAAATTAGCAGACCCTCATAAATTATTAAAAGATGATACTGACGAAACAGAAGGTATTTTAACATAGGAGATTTATGGCAACAAGTAAAAGAACACATCCTAATAGTTATTTTGCATGGTATAATGATGATGATAGATTAGCTATTTTATGCGAAACAGAAACAAGTACAGAAGAAGGAAGTACAAATGAAAAATATGATACTTATCAAGGTACAACAATAGTTAATGGGATAAGATTAACATATCATTCAAAATATGAAAATGCAACAAGTGTTAATGAAGATTTAAAAACAGATTTAGGTGTAGATACAGGGCTTCATAAATATGTATTAGATTATATAAAATGCAGGCTGTATGAAAATGTAGGTAATTTGCAACAAGCACAATATCATATGCAAATGTATCAAAAAGGAATTAAAAGATGGCCGCATAGAAAATCAGGGGTACGTTTTCTATCAGTACCAAGATTATAAGGAGTAGTAATGGCAACAAATTGGGTTGATGAAATATTATCAGGAGCAACAAGCACAGGCAGTAAAACTTTAAATTTAGCAACAGGCAATACTTTATCTGTAAGTAATTCAAGTTCAGAAAGTATATTTACTGTAACATCTGATACTACTAATGGTGGTTTTACATCAATATTAGGTATAGAAGGACAAGAAGCTGTATTATTTTTAGGCGCTGATAATTCTGATGATGCAACTGATACTTGGGAAATTCAAGCCGATACTTCAGGTAATTTTAAAATTGGAAATAGAACAAGCGGAACAGGAAGTCCATCAAGAAGTAATACAATCACAAATGCTGTTACTGTTGATTCAAGTAGAAACTTAACTGTAGGAGGAGATTTAGCTGTAAGTGGTGGTGATTTAATATTAGGTACTGTGACATATTTAAGCGATTCAGGTGGTACAGGAACATTAAAAAATATTGATGCATTAGATGCTACTACTGAAGCTACTATTGAAGCAGCTATGGATACATTGCCAAATGTAACTTCTGTAGGAACTCTAACGACCTTAACTGTTGATAATGTTATTGTTAATGGAACAACAATAGGTCACACAGACGATACTGATTTAATGTCTTTAGCAAGCGGAGCATTAACTGTAAATGGAACTATAACTGCAACGGGTAATATAACAGGCACTCTAGCTACTGCTGCACAAACAAATATAACATCTTTAGGAACATTGACAACCTTAACTGTTGATAATATTATTATTAACGGTACCACAATAGGGCCTACAAGTGACACAGATTTAATGACCTTAGGAGGCGGAGCATTGACAATTGCTGGAACCATTGAGACGACAGGAAATGCAACAGTAGGAGGAGACTTAACAGTAACTGGAGGAGATATTAATTTATCTGGGGAAGCTTCTACAATTACCCTTATAGATAATACTACTAGTGCTTTTATTATAGGCTCTGCAGGAAAAACAAACTTATTGACAATAAATACAGATGATAATGCAGAAACGGTTGAAATAGACGCAGATAGAACTAGTGCTACGGGTTTAGTTCAAGGTGCTTTAGTTTTACAAGCAACAGGTAGCGGTATTACTGGAAATACGACTAATTCAAATTTAGCTGGTTTGTATTTTCAAGGGCCTACATTTATTAATGAAAGTGGTACTAATACTATTACACAACACAGTTATATAAAAGTAGATACTGCAGGAATTACCAATTTATCAGGAACTGCAACAATAACAAATGTTTGTTTATTAGATTTAGAAGATAATTTAGGTACAGCTAATTCATGTACTACAAATAGTGATAAAACAGGAAATTCAAAAACAGGGACAATAAAAATTAATGTAAATGGTACAATTCATCATATACAATTATATGCTAATTAATAAATAGGGGAATAAAAATGAGCGATTTAAATGAAAAAATAAATAATCTTAAAAAACAACAAGAGCAAGCAAAAGAGATATTTGTAAAATGTCAAGGTGCAATAGAAATGTTGCAAACAATGCTTGATGAACAAAAAGAAAATAAAAAAGAAAATAAAAAATAGTTTTTTGAAATAGAGGTAAATATGCCGAATAAAGATAAAGGTGTAGTCAAGAGAGCAATTGTAACTCCTGACAAACACTTTCCACTTGCAGATATTCCTGCAATTAAATGTTTAAAAAAAGCAATTGAAATAGTAAAACCTGACATATACGTAGACCTTGGTGATGTAGGCGAATGGTCTGGATTTTCACATTGGAAGTATAAAAGAAAAAAAGCACCACCATTAGAGTTTTTAATTGAAGACTTTGATAAAGATGTAAAAGATGTGAATAAAGGTATGGATATGATTGACGAATCT